ATCAAGCTTCACCATTCCGTTTCAGAGTTAGGAGCGCATCATGTCTGGGACAGCCGCCGCGGGATCGGTGCCGTTCGTCTATACGCCGAGCAATATCCTGGTGCCGATGCTCACGCTCGAGATGAGCAACAGCCAGGCCAATTTCAACGTGCAGACCCAGATCGGGTTGCTCATCGGGCAGAGTCTGGTAGCACAACCGGAAGTGCCAGTCTGCGTCTTTTCGACCGCGCAGGCGCGCAGCCTGTTCGGGCGTGGTTCGATTCTGGCGCGCGCGGTCGAGAAATATCTTTTGAACGACACGCTCGGTTACGTCTGGTGCCTGCCGCTGGCGGATGCGAGCGGCGGCGTCGCGGCGACCTATACCTTGATCGTTTCCGCTGCCAGCGCGCTCGCCGGAACAATCCCGCTCTATATCGCGGGTCAGAACGTGCCTGTTGCCGTCAATACCGGCGATACATCGACCGCGATCGCCACGAATATTGCGGCAGCGATCAATGCCGCGCCGGATCTGCCCGTCACGGCCGCCGCCGCGACGGGCACTGTTACGCTGACCTGCAAATGGAAAGGGGCGACCGGCAGCACGATCGACATCCGTGTTGCCTATTACGGAACTCTGGGAGGCGAATCGCTGCCGTCAGGGGTCTCGCTTGGCGTTTCATTCGGGGTGACCGGAACCCAGGACCCCGATCTCACCGGCGTCGCGGCGGCGCTCGGTTCGGTTCCCTATGATTTCATTTTCTCGCCCTACTCCGGGGCCGCCCAGACAGCTGCCCTGACGGGGATGATGAATTTCAGCACGGGCCGATGGGGTCCCCTGCGGCAGATCTACGGTCATGTGTGGACCGCCTTGGTGGGTTCGGAAGCGAGTCTCGCGGCCATAACGGGTGCCATGGACGATGCCCACACCACCTTGATCGGTATCGACCCGTGCCCGACCCCGGCCTGGGAGATGGGAGCGGCCTGCATGGGTGCCGCAGCGCCCGCCATCAGGAACCAGCCGAATGCGGGGCTGCAAGGGATCCAGGTGCAGGGCGTGCTGGCTCCAGCGGCCGGCAGTCGCTTCACGGAGCCGCAGCAGCAGGCGCTGCTGAGCACGGGATGCGGGACCCTCAGCTACGACCAGGCCGGCGGTGTCTACCTCCAGCGCATGGTGACGACCTATCAGGACAACCAGTTCGGGCAGCCGGACCAGAGCTATCTGGACGCGCCGACGCTGTATGGCATCATGGCAGGCAACCGTATCGTCGCCGGCGACCTCGGTCCGAAACTGGCGAATGGCCTGATTTTCGCGGATGGAACCGCGATTCCGCCGGGTGTCAAAGGCTTCACGCCGAGCGGCGTGAAGGCGCTGCTCGCGGGCAGCTACCAGCTCGGAGTCAGCAGAGGGCTCTATCAGAACGTGCAGGATATGCTCGCCAACAGCATCGTGCAGATCAACCAGCAGAACCCTGGCCGCATCGACATCCTGTTCGCCCCCGATCTGGTCTATGGCCTCTACAACACGGCCATTCTCAACCAGTTCCGGTTCGTGACGGGCCAGACAAGCGCGGCCGCGTAACGGATCCGCAGTTCTCAAAGTATAAGGAACGCATGAGATGGCTTCGGCAAAGGCGATCGCGGGCACGCTCTATATGGCCATCGACGGCGTGCAGTATAAGCTGCAGGGCAACTGGAAGATTCAACCGAACAACATCCAGAGAAAGCCCGTTGAAGGGCAGTCCGGTTCGCTCGGCGCGACCCAGAAGTACGTGACGCCCTATATGAAGGGCGACATCTCCGACTATGGCGGCCTCAGCCTGCAGCAGCTGCAGAATATCACCGACAGCACGGCCACTGCCGAGCTGGTGAATGGCAAAACCTATGTCGGGAACAACGCCTTCTGGGGTGATGACACGGAACTCGACACCGAGACGGGTAAGGCACCGATTTGCTTATACTGTCCCGGCGGCATTACGGAGATCACCGGCTCATGAACGTTATCGTCCCCCTTTCGGATCCGATTCAGGCGCATGGACAGACGGTCGCGCAACTGACATTGCAGGAACCGCGCGGCAAAGACATCGCGGCCTGCGGCCTGCCGCGCACCTTCACCCGGAAGGGTGACACGTCGTCGATGGTCGTGGATGCTGCGGCTGTCCATGCCTACATCGTCAGGCTCGGCAATATCCCGCCGAGCAGTGCCGATACGATCAGCGCCCGTGACTGGATGGACGTGATGGGCGCCGTGCTGGGTTTTTTCGCGCCGACGCCGGAGAAGGCGGGAGCGGACGGCGACGCGCCACCGGCGCCCCCGCCGGCAGCGGCGCAGAAAATTCCGGACAGGATCACGATGCCGTTCCAAGACACTTCGACGTAGCCGCCATCCTCGATCTCTACTTCGACCTGGGCGCTTTCTGGGGTTCACTTCCGTACATCATGGAGCTGACGATCCCCGAGCTGCTGCTCCACGCGGAGCAGGCTCGGCGAATTTCAGATCGGAGAGAGAATGGCTGACGATAGCAACGCAAAATTCAAGGCGGTTATCACCGCCGAGGATCAAACTGCGGGTGCTATGGCCAGCGTCGAGCGCGCTTTCGAGAAGCTCGGGTTCACCGCGGCGCAGGTCGAAAAGGAGCTTGAGCACCTAAAGGAAGTCGACGAAGACGACAATATGGCGCAGCATTTCGTGTCGGCCGAGGCCGAGCTGCGTAGAATGGGCCTGACCGCTGCCGCGGTGAAGACGGAGATGGAGCGACTCCATGCCGTGCAAGCGGCGATCAGCGCGGATGCCGAGAATACGATGCTCATCAATCCGGCCGATCATTTCGCGATGCGGCAGGAGGGTATCGACGCGGCGATGGCGGCCCATCTGCCGGGACGAGATGATGGCATGGTGTCGATGGCCGACTACCTGGCGCTGAAACGCTACAACGCGGCGACCGCCGAGCATGAGGAAGGTGGTTCGGAGGAAGCACCGAAAGGCGGCCGCGAGGGCGCGGAGAGCAAGGGGCGCAAAGAAGGCGAGGAACACGAAGGCGGTGAGCGCCGCGGACACGGCTGGGCCGGGCTGAGCGAGCACATCGAAATCCTGCACGACCGCTTCGGCGAGCTGCGCGAGAACATTGGCGAGTCGGGCGAGTCGCTCGGCGAGATGCTGCCCATGCTCGGCGCGTTTGCCGCGTTCGGATCCGCCGAGGGGATCATGGACATGATCCACGATACCGTCGAGGAGCAGGCCGCGCTTGCGGCGATGAGCAAGCAGCTCGGTACGACGGTCGATCAGCTGGAGGCCTTTCACTACGCGGCCAAGATGACCGAAGTGCCGGTCGACACCATGGATCGCTCGCTCGCCAAGCTCGGCGTGACGATGGAGGAGGCTGCCAGCGGGAAGAACAAGCTGGCGGCGGAGATGTTCCACAAGATGGGTATCTCGATCGAGGACGCCCATCATCACATGGAGCCGCTTTCCCAGATCCTTCCGCAGGTAGCAGAAGCGATCAAGAACACGACCGATCCGCAGATGCGGCTTTACCTTGCGACGACGCTCTTCGGCCGCGCGGGTAAGGATCTGCTGCCGCTGCTGATCATGGGGCGTGACGGCATGAAGGACCTGACGAACGAAGCCGACAAGCTTGGTCCTGCCTTGACGGATGTCGATCGCGATCACCTGCAGCAGTTCAACGACAGCTGGAAGCAGGCAGAGTATGTCAGCCAATCCTTCATGACCCGGCTGAGTGCCGACCTGGCGCCGGTGATGACGCCGCTGCTCGATGATTTCACCCAGTGGATGGCGGTCAACAAAGATTGGATTAGCCTCGACGTGGCGCACGGCGTGAAGGACCTGGGAGACGCCCTGAAGGCGATGCCTTGGGGAGAAGCTCTGAAAGATGCTTCCCACTTTGAGCATTGGATCGCCAGCGCGGCATATGATGTGAACGCTCTGGTCGACGACACGATCGGATGGCAAGCGGCGCTGCTGGGGCTGCTCGGGATCAAGCTCATTGGCCCCTTCGCGCAGATGATCCGCGACCTCAAGGAATTGATTGGTCTCACGAAAGACCTCACGGTTCTCGTCGGCAAGGGGCTTTCGGCGGCGTGGAACACCGCGGCCGCGGCCGAGGAGGCGTATGACGACAAATTCAAGGGGAGCCTGACGGGCCGCCTGGTGGCAACGGCCTTCGCGACCTACGATGTGGCGTCGCAGGGCTCGAAAGTCGATCTCAACCCGGCGCAGCAGAAGCTGCTCCAGTCGTTTCACTTGCAGGCCGGGCAATCTCCTACGCCGGCGGAGATCAAGCAGCTCGACGCGCTGAGCTCGCCCGGCCAGGCGCCGGTCGAGGGCGGGGCTGCTCCGGCCAAGGAATGGGCCGTTTTCAAGCAGATGGAGCATTTCCTCGGCATTCCAGACGGCGCGGCCGCAGCGCCGGCGGCATCGGCGCCCGGCGCGCCATCCGCCTTCGACCTCCCGGACGGCCGCAGCAGCGGTTTCGGCCGGTGGGCGCCGCTTCCGCAGGTCCCCTGGACGGGCGCTCCAGCGCCGCCGGTGGGAAATAGCGGCACGGTCACCCATCACGTCGTTTTTGAGAATGTGCCGCCGAATGTGAGCATCACCACCACGACCACCGGTGATGTGGGCAATTATCAAGCCGATGTGGGCTATAATCTGATGGTCGCAGGCCCGAATTGAGCGGGATTCTCGGCACGCTCGCGTCGATCGCGCCCTCCTCCCAGGGCACCATCGGCTCGCCGACCTGGCTCAGGCAGCTACTGCCCGCGTCATTCCGCGGCGTGCCTTTCAATGTCGAGAGCCACGAGGAAAACAGCGGCCGCCGCGGCGTGCTGCACGAGTTTCCGGGCCGCGACACGCCCTCGGCCGAGGATCTGGGACGCAAGGGCGGCGTCTATCGCGTCCGCGCCTTCGTGCTCGGCGACGACTACATGGCGCAGCGTGATGCCCTGCGTCAGGCGGTGCGGGGAGACGGCAGCACGGGCACGCTCGTGCACCCCTATCTCGGCAATATCCAGGTCAAGCCGGCGCTTATGCGCATGCGTGAGCAGATCGCGCCGGCGGGTATCGCGCAATTCGACCTGGAATTTTGGGAGGATGGCCAACAGCCGAGCCCGATCAGCGGCACGGACACCGCCTCGGCGCTGCTGGCGGGCATTGCCTCGGCGCTGACGATCGCGAAGAGGGTGTATAGCTACGCGACGCTGATCGCCTCCAATCCCGCGATCCTGGGCGCGCTGGTCACGACGCAGCTGGAATCCTTCGGCGGCACATTTTTGGGCTCGCTGGGCCTGCCGCCGTCCCTGCTCTCCTCCGTGGTGCAGATGGCGGGCTCGCTCGGCGGCGACCCGGAGGATACGGCCGCGACGGCGACCGCGGTCGCGAATCTCGCCAGCTCGGCGGCCGCGCTGGTGGTGGCACAGACGGCCTCGGCCAATCCGGCGGTGGCGCAGGCGCTGGCCGCCTCGGCGATCGCCGCGCTGACCGCGCAGGCGACCAGCAGCGTGCTGGTGGGCGGCCTGCCGTCGAGCCTGGTGGCGACCGCCGCCGTCAACGCGGCGGCCGTCAGCACGGCCCTCGCGACGGCGCAGGCGGTCCAGACGACGGCAACGGACGATCCGGTGGCCGGAACGCCGCTGGTGCCGCCGCCGCCCGTCGATCCGTCGCTTGGCCTGGCCGCCCTCGCCGCCTGGACGGCGCCGACGATCGCTTCGGCGGTTGCCGCGGGTACTGTGCCGGCTATGATCACCCTGCCGCAGAACCAAGCCGCGGCGGCCGCCACCGTGGCGGCCACGCAGGCGCTGGTGCAGGGCTGCTTTACATGCGCTGTGGCGCAGGTTTACGCCTCGATCGATTGGGTTGACAAACAGGCTGCCGAGGCCGCGGGCGAGCAGCTGCAGACGCTGATCGAGACGCAGCTGGAGACGGCCTCGGCCGCGCATCAGGACGATCTGGCGATGGCCTGGCGGGGCATGATGATGCTGGCCGCCAATGACAGCTATCAGCGGGCGCAGGCGTTGCCGTCGCTGGTGGATTACAGCCTGAACGCCGCGTTGCCGGCGGCCGTGCTCGCGCAGCGGTTCTATCGTGACGGCACCCGCGCGTCGCAGCTGGCCCAGCTCAACAGCGTCTGGCATGCCGGCTGGATGCCGCCCGCCGGCGTCGCGTTGGCCGCATGAGCGCCGCTTCGGAGACCGTCGCGCTGCTCGCCAACGGACAGGCCTATTCCGGCTGGTTTGGCATGCGGTTCAACCGCGGGCTGGACCGCATGTGCGGCGACGGCGACATTCCGGTCACCGAGCGCTGGGCCGGGACCGACACGCCGTGGCAGCTGACGCCATGGACGTCCGTGGTGCTGATGGACGGAAGCGACCGCATCGCGACCGGCTATGTCGACGGCTATGAACCGACCGGCGACGCGCAGTCGCATAACGTCACGATCCGCATCCGCAGCAAGACGGAGGACCTGGTCGATTGCGCGCTCGACATCCCGAGTGGGCAGTTCCAGGGCTATACGCTGGGCGCGATCGCCAATGCGATGTGTCAGCCCTTCGGCATCGGCGTGGTGCTGCAGACCGATGCGAGCATGGTGGTGCAGGACGCCACCATCCAGCGCGCCGAGACCGTATATCAGTTCCTGGAGCGGCTGGGGCGCATGAGCGCCGTGCTGCTCACGGATGATCCGATGGGTAACCTGGTGCTGACGCGGACCGGGTCGACCCAGGCCTCCGGGAGCCTGATCTGGGGGCAAAATGTCCTGTCCTACCGCGCCCGGCTGAACGTCGCGAAGCGGTTCTCGCATTACATCGTCAAGGGCCAGAGTGGCATCAAGGCGACGGGAACGGTACAGACCTCGCAGCAGGCTGTCGCGATCGATCCGGGCGTGCCGCGCTACCGGCCGCATGTGTCGATCGCCGAGAGCCAGCTCAGCGCCGAGGGCATGCAGCAGCGCGCGAATTGGGAGATGCGCTACGCCTTCGGGCGCGCGACGCTTGCCGATATCGAAGTGGAGGGCTGGCGGCAGCCGGACGGGTCGCTCTGGACGCTCAACCAGATGGTCTCGGTCGATTGCCAACCGCTGCAGATCAACGCGGACATGCTGATCGCTGGCGTGAGCTACCGCTACGATCCGTCGCGCGGGAAGACCTGCATGCTGACCGTCGGGCCGCCGGAGGGGTTCACGCCCGATCCCGGTGAGGTCCGGCTGCGCAAGCGTCGCGGCCGCGGCCATTCGGGCGTCTGGAACCTGGACGGCATCGGGAGCGCCAATCAATAATGTGGGCGGCGCTGATGAGCATGATTACGCGCGGCAAGGTGGCGGGTGCGACAGTGGGTCCGCGGACGGAGCTGCAGGTGACGGCGCTGGACAATGAGACCTTCAACGGCGTCGAGCTGCTGCTCCCGCCCGGCTACACGGCCCGCCCGTCGCCCGGCGCCGACGTGATGATCCTGCAGTGCAACGGCACGCGTGACCACAAGGTGGCGCTCGCCGGCGACGCCGTCGGCCAGGTGCAGGCCGACCTGCAGCCCGGCGAATGGGGACTGGTCGGAAACGGCCATCGCATCATCCTGCGCACCGGCAAGATCGAGTTGGTGGACAAGGCGGGCAGCAGCCTGGTGCTGGACGGCACCGGCAACATCGTTGCCACGCCGAACGGTGGCACCTTCAAGGTGGTCGGCCCGTTCTCGGCGAGCGACGGGATGGCGGTGACCGGCGCGATCACGGCGACGGCGAATGTGACGGCCGGCTTCGGCACCACGAATATCGGTCTGCTGGGGCTCGAAGAGTCGGGTGTGACGCCGGGCGGCGGCGACAGCGGCCCGCCCGTGCCGGGGACCTGATCCGTGGATCTGCTGATCATCTACGACAATACGACCGGCACGGGCGATTTCGTGATCGCGGGCGGCGACCTGGCGATGGACGCCACGCTCGACACCGCCGTGCTGATCAGCCTGCTGACGGATCGGCAGGCCGATCCCGGTGACACGCTGCCACGCGGTAGCACCGATCCGCGCGGCTGGTGGGCCGATACGGCGTTTCTGCAGCAGCAGGGCGACAACCCGCCGGATCTGATCGGCAGCAAGCTCTGGCTGTACGTGAACGAGCTGCTGACGCAGACGACGCTCAACAAGATGGCGCAGGCCGGCGTCGAGGCGCTGGCATGGATGGAGGAGGACAAGGTGGCGCAGTCGGTGACCTGTCAAGCCATCCAGACCGGCATCGGGTCAGCGGCGCTGATCGTCAACATCGCCCAAAGCATCGGCGGTCAGACGGTGAACACGGCCTATGACGTGGTCTGGAACGCGACGATGGGCATCACGACCGTGACGCGGATGGGCTTTTCATGAGCGGGTCTTTCAACCGCCCGAGCTTGCAGACGCTCTACAGCCAGGCGATCGCAGCCTTCTCGGCGATACCCGGCGTGCTGCCGCTGCTGCGGCGCAGCCCGCTGGTCATCTTGAGCAAGATCCTGGCCGGTCAGACCGACCAGATGTATGGCTATATGGCGCGTCTGATCGATTGGGTGCTGATCCCGTTCAGCTCGCGCGGCCCTTACCTCACGCGCTGGATGGCCGGCGTCGGCGTGCCGCGCCAGAACGCCGCACCGGCCGCGGGCCCCGTCATCATCTCCGGCACGGCCGGCCTGGTGGTGGGCGCCGGATGGGTGCTGCAGAATCAGGCCACCGGCGTGATCTACACGACGCAGGCGGCGCTGGAGCTGACGGGCGGCAGCAGCGACACCGTTGCGGTGGAGGCCACCGCCGGCGGCTCGGCGGGCAACGCGGCCGCCGGGACCGTGCTGACGCCCGCAACGGCGATCGCCGGCGTCTCGGCCACTGTGCCCGTCGGCAGCGCGGGCCTGACGGGCGGCACGGATGTGGAAAGCGACGAAGACGGCCAGGTGCGGCTGAAGCAGCGCATGAGCAACCAGCCCATGGGCGGATCGATCTGGGATTATCAAACCTGGGCGAAGGACGTTCCCGGCGTCACCCGGGTCTGGGTGTTTCCGCTCAATCGCGGCGCCGGCACGGTCGACGTGGCCTTCATGATGGACGCTCGGGTGAACCCGTTTCCGCTGTCGGCAGATGTCGCCGCGGTGCAAGCGGAAATCGGCGCGGTGCGGCCCGTGACGGCGAATTTCCAAGCCTTCGCCCTGACGCCCTTTGATGTCGATGTGCGAATTCTCAATCTGGTGCCGCAGTCGGGAACCACGCTCGCGACCGCTCAGGCGAATATCGCGACAGCACTGGCGGCGCTGTTCGCGACGACGACGCCGACTGCGACCTATGGCGATGGCATCATTCCGGGTCAGACGGGCGGAACGCTGCCCGTCGAGCAGATTTCGGGCTCCATCGAGACCGCGGCAGGCGTCGGCAGTTTCGATCTGGCGTCGCCAGCGGCCGACGTGACGGTGTCGGCCGGGCAGCTGGCCCAGCTCGGCACGATCGCCTGGAGCTGATGGCATGCAGTCCCTGCCGCCGAACCCGGTGCCCTCCGCCGGGCAGGATGACTATGCCGACCTGCTCAGCCGCTTGCAGCCGCGCGGCCGCATCTGGAACGACCTGCCGGGCAGCATCATGGCGCAGCTGCGCGTCGGCGAATCCGCGCTCATGGCGCAGTTCAGCGGCCAGCTCTCGCAGCTGACGGAGACAGAATCCTATCCGCCGACCTCAATTCTGCTGCTGCCGGCTTGGGAGGAGGCCTACGGGCTGCCCGATCCCTGCACGCCGCTGAACCCGACGATCGAGCAGCGGCAGCAGGCGCTGGCCGCGCGTCTGGCCGCGCAGGGCGGGCTGTCGATCGCGGCGATCACGGCGGTTGCCGCCGCGCTCGGCTACACGATCACGATCACCGAGTTTTCCGCCGCGGTGGCTGACTATCTTCTGGCGGATGGCCTGGCTTATGACCCTGCCTGGGCAGCGACCTGGCAGGTCAACGCGCCTCAATTCACGATCGACTATTTCTGCGCCGATACGGGCCGCGCCGATGATCCGCTCGAAAGCTGGGGCAACACGATCCTGTCCTGCACGCTGCAGCGCCTGTGCCCGCCGAACACGATCCTGATTTTCGATTTCTCTTAGCCACAGCGGGACTCCCATGTATCGCATTGACGACAACCAGAATGTCGCGACTTTGCCGGCCGACCCGACGGACAATGTCGGGACGCCCGGTTTTTTCACAGGCGGAAACCCCGGTGCCAGCCCGGCCGTGCCGCCAACGCGCGTTCGGTATTGGTGGCTCAACATGATCCAGGAGACGCTGGTCCATCCTATCCTCACCGCCTGCGGCATCGCGCTGGCCAAGGATGACATGACACAGCTGACGCAGGCGATCGGGATCATCCCCCTGGGTCGCCAACTCGCTCGCCCGTTACAGCAAACCACATCCGGCTCTTACTCGGCGGCGCCCCGAGGAACCAATTGGGTCCGCTTTCTCATCGTTGGTTCCGGGGGCGCTGGTGCGGGCTGTCAAGCTGTGACCGGCACAAATGTCCAAGCTGGCGCGCCTGGAAGTGCGGGGAGCTGGGCTGAAGTCTGGGTCCCATGGACCGGTACCGCGATCCCCTACACGGTGGGCGCCGCGCCGGCTCGAGTCACCGGTGGCGCTGGCAATAATGGCGGGTCATCAGGCGTGGCTGGCATCACCGCTCCGGGCGGCATTGGCGGGCAGCTTCAAACGATTGGCGCTGCTCCATCAGGCGCGGGTGGCATCCTCAGCCCGATGCCAAACGGAACGCCTACCGGCGGGGCTGTAGTGACCGCGCAAGGCCAGGGTGGTGTGGGCGGCTTGTCTCTGGCGGTTTCCACTGTGACGGGTTTTGGCGGTCCCGGCGGAACCTCCATTCTTGGCGGCGGTTCATCCTGGAACTTGCCAGAGGCGACCGGCACAGACGCGTCGACATTCGGCGCGGGCGGCGGCGGCACCGCAAATGTCCTCGGCAACGGTGCTCTTTCCGGCGGTGTGCCAGGCCAAGGCGTCGTCATCATCACCCCATTCTCCTGAGGCATCTATGGCAACCGAAGCCTACGCCATCATCGCGACTATCGCCGGCACCTATTACGGGGTCACGGCAACCGTCGGAGAGGTCGTCAACCGCGTCGTCTGGGACGGCGTCGCCGACTGGGCACCACCTGCTGGCACCGAGGCGCGTGCTGATCCGACCGGCTTACTGCAGATCGGCCAGGTCACCACGGTCTAGCTGATGCCAGCGGCTGACCGCCTTCCGAGCCGCCTGCGGGCGGCTTTTTGATTCCTCCCGTCTCTGGAGACCCTGCCCATGGCCTTCGTCAGCGGCTTTCTCGGGATCGGGACGATGACCGGGACAAGCCTGACCGAACCGCAAGGCGGCGGCTATGCGCGCGTGCCCTTCACCATCACGACACTGGTCAGCGGTCAGGCCTCGCTCGATGCGCAGGCGGATTTCGGAACTCCACTGACGCAATGGGGGACGGCTCTTACCAGCTGGGCGATGTTCGATAGCGCCGGCGCGCAGTGGTGGTTTGGTAACTTCACTGCCCCCATCAACGCTGATGCCGCGCAAACCAACGGTCAGCGGGTGACGATCCTGGCGAATGCCATCTCGATCCAATTCGCCACGACGACGCCATGACGACGGTCGGCTACACCTCGGTCGCCTCGGCCATCTGCTGGGCGCCATCGGCAGACAGGACGGTGGTGCTGCCGGGCGTGTCGGCGGCCGGGACGCGCGGCGTGTCGGCCAGCGGCAGCGTGCCGCTCCCGTCGAAGACGGTCGGCACAAGATGGGACTATGCGCTCGATCTGACGGCACGCATTCCGGCCGGCGACACCGTTGCGTCGGTCGCTCTCGGCTCGGTCGGGCCCGCAGGGCTGCCGATCGTCTATCTGGGCGGCTGGGGCAAGCTCGCCGTGATCTGGATCGACGTAGGCGGCACGCCAGGCCAGAGCTACGCCATCGACCTGATTGCAATGACGGCGCAGGGACGCGTGATCGAGCTGCTGGCGACCGTCACGGTCATCAATCCCGGGCAAGGTGCGGCGCCGGCGCAGATCCAGGTCGTGCAGGTCGCACTGTCCTACATCCAGGGCCTGATTGCCGCCGCGCAGGCCGCGGCGAACGAGGCGCTGATCCTCGCTCAGGCGGCCCTGCTTGCGTCCTCATCCGGCGGCGGTTCGGGCGGCAGCGGTTCGGACGGCGCGATGTTCGTCACGCAGGCCGGCGCCACGCTCGTTACGCAGTCGGGAGCCACGATCATCTCCGCCAGCATCTCAGGCGGCGCGATGTTTCTGACGCAGGCGGGCGCCGCCCTCGTGACGCAGTCCGGCCTACCGATCAGCTCCTCCTCGAGCGGTTAAGGAGAATTATTCAGTGTCAGACACGACAACCATATCGAATCTACCGGCGGCGGGGAGTGCCGGTCTGACCGACAGAATTCCCGTCGATCAGATCTCGGGGAGCTTGACAGTCACGCGATATGTGACCGTCGAGCAGATCGCCACTCTCATCGGCGGCGGGGGTGGCGGGTCGTTCACGCTCACCTCGGCAGTGCTCCAGGCCGCGCTGATCACTCTTATCCAGGGGCTTCCGACCGCTCCCATTGCTGGGACGCCGACGCTCTGGAGCAACTCAGGGACCCCGGAGTATTCATGATGAGATTTCTCGGCGGAGCGCTGCTCGCAAGCAATTTGCTTGCCGGCGCTGCTATTGCGCAGGTTTATCCTAACTACAAAGTCTCGGACATCACGATGCCCGCCGGCGTGCTGCCGAATGGCGCCACGAGTGTGGCGGCGGCCATCGGCAGCGCAGCGGCCGCAGCGTCTTCGGCTGCCACGGCGGCGACCGCAGCCCTGCCGGTCAGTAAGGTCGGTGTCCCCGGCTATGCAGCCGCCCTGGACCTCAGTGGAAATCTCCAAGCGCCGACGGCCTCCGTTCGCGGCGGCATCAAATCAGCCGCGGCACCATCCAATCAGTTCCAGACGGGTGTGGACACCGGCGGCAACCCGCTGTTCGCGCAGCCGAGCTTTGGGAATCTTAGTGGCACGGCGACGGCCGGGCAGCTTCCCGCTGCTACGTCCAGTGTCCCGGGCGCGATTTCGCTCACGGCCGCGGCGGCCCAGGCCCCCGTACAGAGCGTGGTCACCCAGACGGGCGCCATTACCAGCTCGGAGCTTTATTCTGCGCTGAACGGCACCACGAATGGAACGTTCTATGACGGCGCCCTTGGGGCAGCCGCTGCGGCGACAGCGAGCGCAGCGGTTCCATTCGCGCAAGTCGGCGTGGCAAATGGCGTCGCTCCGACGGATGCAAACAACGTCGTGCCGAGTTCTAAGGTCTACCCAACGACGGGCTACCGCTTCATCGGGCAGAATAGTTTCATCGGCGCAGAGCAAGGCTTCTATCCCATTCAGGGAGGCAACGGTGAGACCACCCGCGTCACCTATACCGAGCCCTACGACATTGACGCCTTGAAGCTGTTTTTCCCGACGCAGTCAGCGGCTAATGGACTTGAGATCAATCTTCCAAACCCCGTTTTCTATTACGGCTCTGCCGAATACAGCCCGTCTGGCGCATCTCCCGCGCTGTCCGCTCCGGTCTGGTTCACGCAAAACGCGCAGACGACGATGATTGCCGGCACGCAGGGCGCTGGCGTCACGACCGATCCTCTCGGCATCTATATCCCGGCGTCCAGCCCCTTTTCGATCCGGTTGGGAAGCTATGTCGCGCGCGCCCCAGCCACGTTTACAGCGGTGGCGACGGCTGGCGGCTCACTCCCGGTCGGCACATATTACTACAAAGAAACGGCCGTTGCGAATGGCGTCGAAAGTGGCCCGACCTCCGAAGTTGCAGTCACCACCACTTCGGGAAATCAATCGGTTACAATCACCGACGTAGCCCCTGTGGGTAGTCAGCCGGTCTATCAGACTTACAAAATATATCGCGGCGTAACGAGTGGCAGTGAGGGATACCTCGCCGCGATCTTGGTTCCTGGGCTGACCTATGTCGATAACGGTTCCATCCCCGCCACGATCGCCACGCCGCCCTACTCGACCTACCACACCTATCCACTCAACGACACGGTGGAGGGCGCCAACAACAGCGGCGTGGCCATGTCCACGAATGCCCTCTATGCGGGCGGTGCCGATGGCTTCAATGTGGGCTTCACGGGGGTTCTACCGGTTCCTGGCCCAAATTCGGGCCTCATCAGCCGCCCCTATCTGCTCGGCCAGACCTCCGGCGGCTTCAGCGAGATGCTGCTAGCCGACAGCATCGGGGCGGGGTTCAACATCCTGCCCGGCAGCACGGCTCTTGGAACGACGGCGCTCTATAATAGCTGGTTCGGCCTGGCGATGTCGGGCAGCGGCAACAACGACTATATCAACGCTAGCCTGCCCTCGACGACGTGCAATTCGATGATTTCGAATGGGCAATACGGTTCCAACACCCGCTGGAACTTTATGCAATATGCGCAGTATGTGTGGATCGCCCTTGGGACCAATGATATCTACTCGGGCGCTTCCACGGGGGTGCAGACTGCTACCTGCATTCTCAAGCTCGCTCAGCTTGTGCATGAAACGGGTCGGCGGGTTATCGTTTCTGATCTTATTCCGCGCGTAGCCACGACCGACCACATGCTCACACTCGCCAATGAGTCGATCGCGAATACCTCCTATGAGGGCGCCCGGGTGTTCGTGAACACCTGGATGCGGAACGGTTTTCAGGTCCTGGCCGGCGTCCCTGTCACCAGTGGCGGCACGCCTTGCTCTTGCGTCTACAGGTTCTTCGACGAGGCTCAGGCAGCCGGCGAGGTCAACTCGGCTGGCGTCCCCACCGTCAACGGTGGCTTCTTGCCGGTCCCCGCGACCGCGACATATACCGGGCAGGTTCTCACGGGCACGCCGACGACCACCTCTCTGCCGATCGGCGCCGCGTCCTACACAGCGCACGCTCTGAGCAATCGGGTTGTGCAGATCACCTCGGGCAGCACCATGGGGCAGACGGCGATCATCAGCGACAACACGTCGACGACGCTCACGGTGTCAGGGCTGACGGGCGCGCCCGCTGCCGGTGCCACCGTGTCAATCTGGCCGACGCACTGGTCGGACGGCATCCACCCCACGGACCTGGGCCACGCCGATATCGCGGCAGGCCTAAATGGCAACCAGGGAGCTACCGCTTTCGCAACGGCCAATCTGGTAGGGTTCTGATCCATGAGGGCCCTTCT